TCGGTCCTCAAGGTCCTCATCCTGTTGAACTAGCTCAAGACAGGCTAGCTGCTGAAGTAGCGGCTAACGAAGCTCGTTTCGGTCAGACTCAGGCAGCTCCAGCACCACAAGCAGCTCCAGCTCCTCAGGCTCCAGCTCCAGAATTTCGTAGACCTCAGTTAGATATGCCTCAACCTGGCGTTCAGGCTCCTACAGGAGGAGACGATTTTTGGTCTAACTTCTCTGCTATGAGTGACAAGAATCCTCAGGCAGCATGGCAAATCTTAAGCCAAGCAACACCTGACGCTCTTCGTAGCAAAGTGTTAGTATCTGAAGCTTAAATAGCTTTACATTTAGCCACTGCCATTTAGGATGGTGGTGGCTTTTTTGTGACTTAAAATATTGGATTTACATAATCAAATCATTGTTAAAGATGATTTAGTATGCCCTGCCCTGCAAGATGCTATTCATGCCATTGCTGCCGATCCTTCCATGGCTTGGTATAACGGAGGAGAGCATGACAGATATACAGGAATGTCGGCTCCTATATTTGACGGTGGACATGGTGGGCATATAAATCACCCAGGATTGTATTACTTGTCGTTACCGATACTCATGCAAACCGCATATACGGTATTCGATAAAAATGTATCAGAAGTAATGAGGTTCAGAATTGGATTGTTTCTTCATACGATGAATATGAAGAATAAAAGTACAAAACATAGGATGCATACTGACTATGATTTTCCTCATCAAAACATGTTGTACTACGTAAACAACAGTGATGGTGATACAACCATTGTTGATTGGGATGACAAAGAGGTTCACATAGAACCCAAGAAAGGTCGTATTGTTTTATTTCCTGGAAGTTTAATGCACTGCTCTAGTGATCCTGAACATCATCACTCCAGAATGGTTATTAATATGAATTTTATGCTGGAAGGTGTGGAGTCAGAAAGAAAATTATATAGACGTTAGCTTTTTGATTTCTTATATTCTGTAGCCCTTTTCCGAGCTTCTTTGGCTTTTTCGGTATTGGGAACTTGAGTATTAACTGGTTTGCCCTTAGTAGCTCTTTTCTTCTTTTCGTCTGTTGCAGTTCGCTCTTCCTTGGTCATAGAAGCCCAAGCCTTTTTAGGTAGGTACCTTTCTGTACGACCTTTTTCTCTTGCTCGATCAGCCATTTACATTCCTTGGTAAATTTTCATTGCTTCAGCTTTGTAAGACTCCATTAAGTCATCAGCTTTGAACGTTGAAAAATCAATTCCATCCGCCAATAAAGCTGCTGCCCCTGAAGGTATTTGACCTGCTTGGACAGCATCATAAACTTGACGAGTTGAAATACGACCAATCTTTATTTCGTTGTAGATGTTGGTTGCGATTTGTCGGTCTTCGTCACTAATCCTTGACCAAGTCATTTCTTTTTCTTTTCGTATTCTTCTTTAGTCTGCCAATCTTCTTTACTCCATTTAGATAATTTGTTGTTTTTAGATTTTTTACCTTCGTAGGTTCCCCCTGCATCTTTGTAGTACTTAGTCGCCAGTTGCATTGCTCTAGCACTGTGACCTCCCATCTTTTTGCGAGCACGAGCTTTCGCTTCTGCCCACTTTCTAGGATCTCTTTTTTTAGCTGTTCCGTCACTCATTGGATAGGCCCTCCATAAACCCAAGCGTCACAGGTACGTGATCCAGCACATTTAAATTTAAATAGCTGGCAGTATCCCAAGTTGCCATATCGTTGAACGTTTTCAGGGTTAGCAACAGTTCCCTTTTCGTTTACACCTTTAGTGATGCACTTGAGCATCCTAGGTGTTTGATCAAATGCCGCACAATTACCACATAGGGCTGTTTGAGCTACAGAGATTTCAGTTGACCACAATTTGGCTTTATCTTCCCAAAAACCAGGATCAGGTTGTTCAGGGTTTAAAGGACCGTAGCCGAAGTTTTTAATTGTCCAGTCTCTGTTTTCAGTATTTTCTTTAACATCTTGTGTTGCGGTTGGACATGTTCCTGACCTTGCCCAAATAGGATCGTCTGTTTGTTTTTGCATTTACCAACTCCAATTACAAGACCAGTACCCTGGTGTAGTTTTATCTTTCTTTTGGTCGCAGTTGTGGCGACTCTTGAAATTAGCTCTTCGTTTTTTATCTCCGTGACCACTTTTGCCTTTCGAGCCTTCTTTGAAGTGCTGCATATTCGGATCACCGAAACGCACTATCTTGTCTTTTCCTCCATCTTTTACTAATACTGCAAATTTCTTTTTACCTCCTGGAGTCTTCTTAGGCTTGTTATAGCCTTCGAAAACCTCCCCTGCATACCTTATTTTCTTTGCCATAAATTAATAGCCTCCTCACTTTAAAATAGCGATATTTCAGATAGAGAAGAAGAGCTTATATAAATCATTAATACAGATAATGTGCCGAATTGCTAACATTAGGTCTGGGTATTTCCCTGCCTCAAACCGAGACCATGGGGCTAAGTCTCTCGTCATACAAGTTCACAAAATCGTACTATTACTTAAATGACTTCTTCTTCTTTAACAAGAAGCGGCGGTTTATTGAAAGGCTGGGACGAGTTCTGTGAGTGGACAACATCTACTAACAATCGTATTTACGTTGGTTGGTTCGGAGTCTTAATGGTTCCTTGTCTACTTGCCGCAGCAACTTGTTTCATCATTGCTTTCATAGCTGCCCCTCCAGTCGATATCGACGGAATCCGTGAGCCAGTAGCTGGTTCTTTTATGTATGGAAACAACATCATCTCAGGAGCCGTTGTACCGTCGTCAAACGCAATTGGTCTTCACTTCTACCCAATCTGGGAAGCTGCAACCATCGATGAATGGCTCTATAACGGAGGACCATATCAACTCGTTGTGTTCCACTTTCTCATCGGTATCTCAGCTTACATGGGACGCCAATGGGAACTTAGTTATCGACTAGGAATGAGACCTTGGATCTGTGTTGCCTACTCTGCACCAGTATCTGCTGCTTTCGCTGTATTCCTTGTTTACCCATTCGGTCAGGGTTCATTCTCTGATGGTATGCCTCTAGGAATCTCTGGAACATTCAACTTCATGTTTGTTTTCCAAGCTGAGCACAACATCTTGATGCACCCATTCCATATGGCTGGTGTAGCTGGCATGTTTGGTGGAGCTTTATTCTCTGCTATGCACGGCTCATTAGTGACATCTTCACTTATTCGTGAAACTACAGGACTTGATTCACAGAACTATGGTTACAAGTTTGGACAAGAAGAAGAGACATACAACATCGTTGCAGCCCATGGCTACTTCGGTCGTCTTATCTTCCAATACGCAAGTTTCAACAACTCTCGTAGTCTTCACTTCTTTCTTGCTTCTTGGCCTGTTATTTGTGTGTGGCTCACCTCAATGGGTATATGCACCATGGCCTTCAACCTAAATGGATTTAATTTTAATCAATCGGTTGTAGACTCAAGTGGTAAAGTCGTGCCTACATGGGGCGACGTATTGAACCGCGCAAACCTCGGAATGGAAGTAATGCATGAGCGTAATGCTCATAACTTCCCTCTAGACCTAGCTTCTGCTGGATCTAGCGATGTAGCTTTAATTGCTCCGGCAATAGGCTAACCGAGAAGTTATTGCCCGGCGAAAGTCGGGCTTTTTCTTATGAGACTTCCTAGAAACATCAACGCAGCAGAGCTTAATAACAATCCATTAGCTCCTTCTGCTCATCAAGCATCTACAAGACTTCAACAACAAGCAACTAGGCTAGAAACCAGAGATCAAACTAGCACTGCTGGAGTAATTAATAAAATCAAACAAGATGCAGTAGCCTCTGCAATGGAACAAGACACTGCAGCAAATATGGCTAATAATCTTAAGCATCAATATGCATATGGAATCCAACAGAGAGCTGGTATTGATGGTTATAAAGCTAAAATTGCTCTCGCAGAACAATTAAAAAGTGCCCCTGAATCAATTAGTTGGTTGGGAATGTGAAATAGCAGGTTAACATAAGTTAAAACACAGCTTGCCTAATGCGTTTAGCAGGTAATGAAGAATTTCATGGGCAGCTAAGTGACGGCGAATCTACTCCAGATTCGAAATTTGATTCGTTTATGCGTTGTTATGATATTTTGTGTTCTAGAGGTTTTAGCCAGCAAGCAGCTCAAGAAACTGCTATAGCAATGGTAGAGGGAAAAGAGCCTATGGCTCAACCGACAGTTCGCTTTGCCAAGATTTATGGAGATTCATCCACGGACGAAAACGTTAGCGACTGAGCTTCTAACAAGATTAGAGGGGTGTGAAATCACTGCTTATCTTGATCCAGTAGGTGTTCCGACAATATGCACAGGTTTAACTCGTTATCCCAATGGAGAACCTGTGAGATTAGAGGATGTTTGTCATGAAGATATTTGTGGCAAATATACAGAACAGTTGATAGCAGAAAAAATTATACCTGCACTACGTCGTATTCCTGGTTGGAGTGACTTCGGAGCTATTAGACAATCAGTCTTAATTAGTTTTGCTTGGAATATGGGAGCTAATTTTTATGAATCAACAGGCTTCGAAGAAATTTCAAATGTATTAAAACAAGGATTTAATCAACCTGAACTATATGATGATGTACCTGATATACTAAATCTCTATGTTTTTGACAGAGAAAAACGTTTAGCAGGATTAGAAAAACGAAGAGAAATAGAAGGAGAAGAGTGGAAAAAAGAATCAATTGGATATTTAAAACTTAAAAATATTCAAGATACTTACCTAAAAAAAGCTCCGATTGAGTCAGTGTATTTATCAGACACAGGAAAAAGATTAATTGATGCAGAAGAGGAACTAGTAATTACTAAATTTAAAAGCATTCACCATACTGGTCATGCTTGGGTGCATATCAAAGAAGAACAAGAACCTTGGATTGTCTATTTACCTCACTGGAAACATCTTCCTAACAAGACAAAGAAGATCCTTGATTGGAACGATATGAGTAGTTTTGTTGCTGAGTACATAACAGTAGGCGAATTGCTTCAATACAACCACTCATATGCACCTCTAGAAGGCAGTCGTATTGAACAGAACCTAATTCGTTTAGCAGAAGAGTTCAGAGCCATTAGAGAAGCTTGGGGAGGTGCTATAGGCATTGCGGGTGGCTATATGCCCCTTCAAGGAGATATCTCTTTGCATTCAGAAGAGCAACAAGCTCATCACCAAGGTATGGCTTTAGACATTTATCCTGTTAACGACGATACTGAATGTTTATACAGGTGGTTATATTCTCGCTGGACAGGTAATCTCCATAACCAATCCAGTCATGGTTTTGTACATATTGATATTTTGAATAATGGACGCTTTATTGGTATGAGATAAAACTATACGACTTTAACTGCCATAGCTCCACTGTTGAACTGGACAGTATCTCCTTGTTGTATCTCAACAGCAGTCGTCAATGTTCCAGACGCAAGAAAATTACCACCACTACTTGTATCCCATAATCCAAAGTGACTAATCGTGGTTGCACTTGTATTAGCTGCACTAGTAGTCTGCTGACTAACCATAGAGTTAGTGATTTCGTAGCCACCTCCAGAAGCAGCCCCTACAGAGCTGAAAGCAGTAGAAGCTATTCCTACACGAGTAGCTACTCCTCTGACTGATGCTGTTACATCATTGTTTGTCCCAGCCGTTCCTGGATCAGCAGTGTGTAAAGAAACATACACATTAGAAAGTGCTGAAGGGAAGGTTGAGTTCTTTACCCAACTCAGAATCTTGGTTGCAAGATATTGAGAAAATGCCATGCTTTCCTTAGTTCTTCATCTATATTTTGGCAGTAAATCAGCCTCTTAGGGACCGTACCCACCACCAGGGGTCGTAACATTTAGTGTAGCCGTATTCTGATTTTCGCCACTAGCTAGACCACTAATTCTCCAAGTAGCTTTCAATCTTCCGTAGTTGACATTCCTTAAGGTTGCCGTACCTCTAAGTATGGCGAGCTCTAACGTTGGCAATGCTTGACCGTCAGCCATACCTCCCAAAGTTTTCAACTGAGCCTTAGGCGTTACAGTTGCGGAGCCTTCTATGGTTCCTGAGGTAGAACCAAATAGTTTAACTAGACCTATACGTCCAGTCATGAAGAGAGAACCCTCTGCTTTTCCTTCGATTGTTATATATCTAATGACTTGAACACCAATCTCGAAAGGCATTTCAACCCATTCGGAATTGGTTACCGTAAAGTAATAAGTGCCTTTTGGTAGTTGAAAACCAGATTCTTGTGGAATAGTATTAATAATTTCGTTTGTATAGCCAAAACCTCGAGGTGATAGAGGTATTTGATCTGCATTTGCATTCAGCAGTCCTACTGAAATATATTGATCTTTATACTTATTCCCAACACTACGTTTAGTTATGACTAGATCTGATTCTCCTATTGTTGTAACTTTAAAAAATAATGTATTAGCACCAACTTGAGTACCAACAGTTCCTGTGATACTTGTAGAGAGATTTACAACTTTACCGAAATCCTTTGCTTTGCTAAGAGAATTGAACTGAACATGCTCTGGACGCATGAAAGATCCAGAGGATTTTTTGCTTCCTCCGTAGGATCCTTTTAATTTATTTAACGAATCTGTTACAGACTCTAATGTCATCAGGGATAAACCCTTTCAATGTCACAGCCTTATTTTATCAATAAAAAAGACGCCAGGTGCTACGCACATCAGCTAAATGCACGTTAAGTCGTTTAAAGCATGGGAAACTACAAAAACCAAAGCTCCTGGCTCGATGCTTCCTTGACGTAGTTCTTCTTCAGAAAGCTTCTTTACAATAACTTTTTTCGCATGGAATGGTGTATATGTGACCCAATTAAATTTCTTAATTGATTTACGCTGTCTTTCTTAAGACTGATGCGAGCAATCGAGACTTGATTACTGTGAATTACTGCTTGGATTCCTAAGTCATTCAACCAAGCAGTAATGTCGTTATATTCATTTTCTGTATACCTCCCACGAATAGAACCTCTTTTACCTGTTATTCGTCCTTGGTCGATCCACAAAGCAACCAAACCATGGATCCCTGTAATATCAAGTACTGTGCGGGATATCTTACGTTCGTCGTGTGGACAAAGGACTTCATAAGCTCTCCATAATCCTTCTCCGTGAAATCGAAATCTTTCTCGGTCATAAAAACCATTAGTAGCCAATCTATCTTTAAATATATCGACAGGTCCGTCATGACACTGTTTTAATGTTTTTAGCTGAAAATTTAAATATTGCTTTTCAGTCTCGCATCTAGAGATTTCTAACCAAGGACGCCTCTTCCTGCCTTTTAGGGCCAATCTGCCCTTGCCCAAGGTGTAACTCAGTACGTGCGCTACTAATAGAGCGGTCATCCCATTGATCCCCCTTAAATAAATGTTGACGACTTTTGGGTGCATATTTTATTAGGACATCTTGAATCTTCTTTGTTTGCGTAGGGTCGAATAGGAGGCGTGGTCGAACATAATCGTCGCTTAGTACTGACGAAGCTCCACTCAACATTTCAAGCCAAGTTGAGAACAGATAAGCTTCCTCTCTTACTGAGCCAATGCGAGACAACATTGCAGATCCATCCTTCATTAGCTTTGCTCCCTCTGCCCATGCCCACGCCGCTGCTTGTGCTCCAAGAAGATCTAGTGTCGTTTGAGTTAGTTGACGCTCTCCAATTGGATATAACAAGTTGTAGACAGGTCTTAGCTTATTAGTTGAGACCCTGAATCGAAGGATAGGAGTTGTCTTACCGTTAGCTCTTGGAGTTGTTCTATAGGGAACAATTTGAGCCTTTGTGCTGATAAATTGCCGAAATTCTTGGACTTTTTCTTCTAAGAATGCAGATTCAGATGCACCCGCCGTAAGAGTTAATTGTATGTAACCCCCGCCCGGAGTGCGATAAGGAACTAAACTGCCATCTGAAATTAAAAGTCCAAGCAATCCGCGAACGTCTGCCGCTTCCACAAGTTTCTCCCTATGAGTTACATCTATAGTAGTTAGTAACACGTCACATGTCGTGTTTTTGTTCAATAAGTTTTAGGAGTTAGAGATCCCAGATGTGGATTGACAATGATTTCCCAAAACTGCTTGGCGCAGAGCTTTATAGACCCCATCCCGGTTATATCATCGAGATGGCTGTAGAGCCTGTAGTCGTTCATGACTTTGCTAAACAACCAGGTCAAACGGTTCAACTCGACCGTTATAGATTTTGGGGCAACCCTGGAAATAAAGATTCCAGAGAGCGTACAGCAGATCAGACACTCGGCACAGCGTCTAGCAGAAATATCGTTAAGGATAAAGTACTTGTTAACTTGAAAGAGTATACAGGTCCTGCAGATCCTACCGACGCAACTTCTCCTTCAACCTTCAAGGTTGCTCGTGAGACATTGCTAACAGCACAGAGATTGCTACTTGATACCGGCAACCTCAACGTTTTTCATCAGAGTATAGGTAGTTTAACTCTTTTAGACGACTACAGACGTTGGCGTGACAGGGTTTTCGCAGATGAGCTATTTAAAGCAGAAGCTAACGGAAACGCATCTGACAGCCAAGGTGGATACTTCTTCCCTGGTGGTTCAGCTAAAGCAGCAGCAGCTCCATTCTTCACATATGGTGCAGGTATCTCCGCTAAGTTCGACGTAAAGACTGACTTACTGCAAGTTGTAAAAGACATGCGTAAGCGCAACGTACCAACTTTTAGCGACGGTTACTACAGATGTATCGCCGATCCTACGGCAATGATGCATTTGCGCCAAAACGACTCATTCCGTGAGATAGCTCGGTATGCAGGCAACGGCATGGTTAACCCCATGAATCCAGAGCAGGCTCCTAATGCTAACTTCTTCCAAGGTATGGGTCCAGCTTACGGACAAGCTGGTTTCGTAGCCGGTCAGCCGGTGATGCCTACCGGATTTTTGTTTGAGGGCGTAAGATGGTTCGAATCAACCAACTTACCTGAGAAAACTATTAACGCAACTGTTCCTGTAGCCGCCGCTGGTGCTGCAGATTACAACATTGCTCCAATGTTATTCTTCGGACCTCAAGCTGTAGGTGTTGGTATTGGTGGCAACAACGCTCAAATTTTACTTAATAATAACGACGATTTTTCGCGCTTTATTATTATGATTTGGTCCTTGTTTGCTGGTTTTGAAATCCTTAATAAGGACTTCATTACCGTTGCTTACTCATTCGTATATTGAGGAGGTAACTAACAATCATGGCTAAAAAGATTTTCCCTGGAAACTGGGTTACAACACTCAGTAGTTATCAAGGTCAGCCAGTTGTGGCTGTTCCTGGTAGACAGTACTACCAAAAAATTGGTTATGCTCTCGTTGACTCCACAGGTGGCACCGAGTTTGACGTAATCATCCCAAGTCCTGATATGCGTGCCGACGACAAAGTTCGTGCAAATATCACTGGTCTAACTATCCCTGCAGATGCAAACGTCTACCACGTTGGTATTCGTGTGCCTGACACAAGGAAGAATAAGGATGCTGGAACCGCTACCTCTGGTCTAGTCGGTACCAACACAGACACTATTGCTGTCAAAGACGCTGCAGCTTCTGCTGCTGCCACTATCAGCACAACAGTAGTTTCTACTCCAACAATCGCAGTTGCTCTTACAACTATTGCTCCTACTTCTGCAAAGAAAGGAGTTGTAGCAGCCCAGACATTAGCTGGTGCTGAGACTCTAAAGGTCTATGTACGTAACGCTGCTGGTAACGGTACAGGTAGTAACCTATCTTCTACTGCTGCTGGTGGTACACCAATCATCGTTGAAGTTGCTTACTTCGTCGAAGATGACGTGCCTGATGTTGATTCAACTTTCGTTCCTTATATCACTGAGACATAAATAGAAGCTAAAACTTCTGTTTGTCCCTATAGTGGAGGCATCTTGTATAAGGTGCCTCTTTTTTATTGTTATGGCGTTATATCAAAATCTAAAGAATGGTCAGATCGTGGACTTCATTGGACATCACGACAAAGATTGGGCCATGGTCAAAAATGCTACAGGAGTAGTTCAGTACGTTGCTCTTGCTGATTTAGAAGCTTACGAGCCAGGGAAAGGTAAGACAGGTCAGAAGATAGAAACACCAGAAATATTGAAGGATGAAGAAGACGTCATGCCTGAGTCAGTCATCCCTGCAGACAACAGATTGAACTTAAATTTGGCTACTGCTGAAGGTATTGCTAAGACTGTAAAAGGAGTTGGTTATGCCACTGCTAAAAAAATAGTAGAGCTACGTTTATCTTTACCTGGCGAAAAATTTAAAAATCTAGAGCAATTACGCAAAATCACTCGTGTTGATTGGGACGAAGTATTTAAGAATGATTTGATTTACCTACAATAAGAAATAGGTTGGCTACATAGCTATTGGAATTAAACGATTACGACAAAAGCCGATGTCGATTTCACCTCGGCTACAACACAGGGGCTAACCTCCCTGCGGGTGACATTGCTCGACTAGAAGAAGCAATGGCTCGAATTCCTGATAGCTATTTTTTTACACGAGTGATAGAACATATCAATCGATGTGATAAAGCTTATAAGCTGTCTCAAGTTTTCAGGGTTGAAACTCAGCCACAACCAAGTCGTATCGAAAGGATTACTGGAGATACTGATAGGGCAATTTTTCAGTCAGACCCTATAAAGGCAGATAAAGATTACAGGGAAATATACTTAAGAGAAGTAGACCGTCTAGCTGAAACTCTATACGTTGCAAACTATCGTAGAGACGAAGTTCGCAGATATGCCTTCGCTCGTTCTGGCGGAGAGTTTATTATGTCTATTAAGGGACCAGCAGATACTGCTGTTGGTACGAGAGTATCTCAAGCTGTTGGCTCAATGAATTGGAGGTAATGATGTATCCAGCACCAGGTTTTGGACAAGTAACGCAAACATCTAATCAAGAGAGAGCCGAAAAAGAACGGCTTAATCAGATGTTGCAAAATGCAGGTATTTCTGTGGGAGATTCTCCTTACACAGAGAATTTAGCTACAGAAACACAAGAAGAGAGAGGGGATATCTCAGGAGCTGGCATTGCTCCTCCACCTACTCCTGTAGCTGGAAATGATTTGGAATTTGCAGGAGGCAATTTACCTGCAGAACACAACAGACAAGAATTAGCTAAGCAAGGTGCTCAACCTAATTTTGCTCAAGCTTTTAATACAGGCGGAAGTAACACAACAGAATTAAACACAGGGATTAGTCCTGGCTCTACTGGTGTAGAAGCAGCTTTAAACGTGCAACCATCTAACTTAGTAACTGACCAAGATGTGCAAGCACAGCAGGATAGGACTCAGATTAAAGATAAGTTCATGGGTCTTTCTAAAAGATATAACATGGATATGGCAATGAGGAATGCGTAATGAATAATTCTAAAAAAGATTCATCAAAATCCATGCGTTATAAGGAAGGTCCTAAAAGATCTTTCAGACCTAACGAATGGTATTTAAATCAAAAGGTGCATTCAGAGACAGATAAATTTTTCTCTGGCAGCAAAGGAGGAGTGCCTAATAATCCTGAAAATGCTAATTCTTTCAGACCAATTAGTGCTCCTATTAACCCGCAGGAGTCAATGTCAGGTGACTTTGTAAAAAGAAAAAATCCTTATGGAGACGCCGAGCAGATTACAGAAGGTGAAGGACCAACATTAGTACGTCCAAACCAAAGAGGTTCTAGTTTTGATCCTCCTCCTGTCCCTGTAGATAAACCTGGTAAGGTTGTACCACCAAAAGCCTCTAAAAGAAAAGGCATGAATACAGGTGTAAGTCTTATTGATCAAGGACCGCAACGTGACGTTCCTGAACCTTTTTTCACAGGAATTAAATCATGAGTTTAATTCGTATAAAATCCATATAGAAGAGGTAACTAATGGCTACTACAAGTTCAAATAAAATGCCGTTATTGGTCGACAGACCATTACATGCATTTGCTACTATCGGCGGCACTGCTGCTTTAACGACAGCAACTAATTTAAATACCCCTAGTTCGGCTGGCTGTACATTACTCGTTGATTGTTCTTCAAACGACGGAGCGATAATTGATAGCTTATCAATCATTGCTAACGAAGCGGTAACAACAGCATCTAACGTTATTGTTTTCATTAGTACAGCAACAACGTCTGCAAACATTACAACTGCTAATACAGTGGCAGTCGCTATGGGCGGTATTACTTCTGTAGCAAAAGGTGATAGAACTAATATTTCCTTACCTCCTTTAACAGTTCCCGTCCCAAATTTGGCAAGTCCTGCAGCGACGATGGCAGCATATCCAACAGAAACTGATAAAAAGAATACTGGTTTATACGTTCCTTCTAGTGCGTTGGTTTATGTAGGGGTAGATGCTGCCTTAACTGCTCCTTCTGCTAATACTCGTGTGCATGTTTTCGCTCAAGGCGGATTCTTTTAAATTATGCCTTCTGCTACTGACACCTCTAGTTTTCTCGATAATCTTTATCGAGCTAAATTTAATCGTGAACCAGACGCTGCAGGAAAAGCATATTGGTCAGGTCAATTAGCGGCTGGAAAGATCAGTCGAGATAACGTATCAAAAAGTTTTGATCAGTCTCCAGAAATGGAGAAGATTAAAAATGAAACAGTTACCACGACTAGCAATGTAGCGGCAGCCAATACAGCCAACGATCTTGCAACTGATAATGTAGCTACTACGTCTACAGCAGCAATTAATAATTATGTTGCATCTAACAATAACTCTAATAACAACACATCAAATAATAATGTAACTATTACAGCCTCCACAGGAGGAGGTGGTTCTGGCCCTCAACAAACTACTAGTTCCAGTAATAACAGCTCTTCAGGAGGAGGAAGCTCTTCAGGAGGAGGAAGTTCTTCTAATTCGAATTGGCTTCAAGAATTTTATACAGCCAATAACATTAATGCTGGATTACTTGATAATGATGCTAAAGCCTACTGGGAAAACGAAGCGGCGACAAAAGGTATAGAAGCAACTAAAAACGTTATAGAAAATACAGCAAAAGCTCAGGGAAATTTTGGTGTTGATACTGATTTAGATACTTTTTTAACAGATTCTTACAACGAGGTTTTTTCTCGACAAGCTGCTGACAGTGGCAATGACGTGTACGATCAAGCAGGATTTGATTATTGGAAACAAGAAATTTTAGACGGTAAAACGTCTAGAAATGATATCGTCGATCATTTCAATCGTTCAGATGAAAAAACTGGTGATAAAACAATTACGTTAGCTGATGGAACAACGGGCACGGTTTCCGCAGATGAGGCTTGGCTAAGAAGTCTTTACAGTAACCCAGATATTTTAAATAGAGAGATTGGTACTGAGGGCTTGGATTATTGGTTAGGAGACTTAGCTGGTACTACAGAGGGGCGAGGAGGCGTCAAATCTACTCGTGGAGAAGTCCTAGCAAATATCAAACTCTCTAAAGAGTATGCATGTAATCAGGATTCTTCCAGAGTTTGGACTGGTTCAGATTGTGTGGAACCTACGACTACTACTTGCCCTGATGGACAAGTTGGTACACCACCTAATTGCCAACCTGTAACTACTACTTGTCCTGCTGGAACGACGGGAACTCCTCCTGATTGTGATCCGATTATTGATGTAGACGATACCTGTCCTGCTGGACAAACTGGTACTCCACCTAACTGTGTAGATGACTCTGGTGATCCTGTAGAGACTACTTGCCCTGCAGGTTACTCAGGTACTCCACCTGATTGCAAAATTGATTCTGGGTATGGAAACGACACAACATTCAAAAATGATGGTGATGAAGGAACATGGATGGGAGATGAAAATAGTGCAAATACTCAGACCTCTTATTTAAACCAAAAAACTAAAGAATACGAAGATCTTTATCAAACTTCTTTAAACGAGCAAGCAAACCTTAATGATGCTTTAGAAGAAGATAGGGTTCGCTACGGAGAATTATCTAGTAGATATGGTCAGTTAAAAGCAGATTATGAAGATGCACGTCGTGAAGCTGATTCCTACATAGACGCACAAAGAGCAGACGAAACTGGTCAGTTAAGAAGAGGTAGCACAGTTTCAGGAAATCAAGCCAGTATTGGTTCTCGTGATTTAAAATCTGGATCAGGAGCTTATGGAAATAATGAAGATAGAGATTACGGACAAGTTACATCAGGTCCTATTACTATCGATGATCGGCCTTTTGCTCGTCGTGGAATGAAGAAAGGCTCTTCCACTGGTTCAACATATTTTGATAATAGAAGTAGGTTTAACAGAGGCGAGAACGCAACATACTACTAAATAGATATGCCTAAAGGATTAGGATCTATGAGCAAAGGTTTCGGGTTACAACCAGTGACTCGTGGATTAGCTCCTAGGGCTAAAGGTTTATATCCTACAAAGACTACAGGAGCTGGTCAGTATGGAACGATTACTTTTCCTACAGTTATAGAAAATTACAATAGAACGACTGACTATAAACGTTGGCAATTAGGACAAGCATATTTCTTTGGCACAGGTAGATCTTGGGATGACAAAGCTTTATATAGCAATACTCGTTTCTCAACAGGAGCAGTCAGCGGAGTATCTAAAGACATCGTCACGATGTTTCCTAGTAAATCAAGTCCAGAAAGAACTTGGTACGTAGGAACTCGAACTCGAGGAAGTGTTATTCTGCCTCAACCTTTAAGCTCTTCTGCTATATCAACGTTTACTTCAGATCCAGACCCTGCTAATCACACATTAGTTTACGACGTAAGCGGTGTTTTAAATGCAATTCAAGTTGGCATCTTCAATGTATTCATTGGAGATCAATTTGAAGATACAGCAAGCGGCAATAATTACCCTGCCGATGTCATTGAAAACCCAGTTGGAAGCGTTGCTTTAACCCTTATAGCAGCTAGCAGTAGTGCTATGACGTTAACTTTTGATTTATCAAAAGCATACGGAAGAATTAAAGTTAATAATACAACTTATTGGAAAAAATTAGATTATGACCCTGCTAATCCTAATGTATGGAACACTAGTAATGGCAGGCATTTATGCTCTTCCCATAAGTTTTTTTGTTGCTGCCCTGATCACTTAGGAGGAGCTTTAGCTAACTTAGAATTTCCAAAAGAAAATGGAGGAATAGATGCATTTCCTCTTCCTAATGCCAGTAGGAATGTTTTTTCTGCGTGGGAAAAGGAAGGTGTAGGTTATTACAGACAGTGGAGAAGTCTCCCTAGGCGAATTGATGCACGTCGCGAATGTAAACACATGCATGCAATGAGATGGGAGGCAGGAGTTCCTTGGTACGAGCCTAATGATTACCCTATTAATGAAGATGAAAATAGGATGTTTTCAGATCAGCTCGAAAGAGATTTTGATAATGAAGTTTATAGAGAATACAATGCTAGACATCGTATTAACTATGATCGCTATATTTTATCTTTAGCCGAAGTGGTTGGATTAGAGTTATTCCCAGGTGGAGATGTTCGAGATAATATTCGTCCTTCTTCCTTGCCTATGCTATGGAATGATGCTGAACAACCTTTGGTGTCTTGGTGTAGGCAAAACGATTGGTGGCTCAAGCGAGGCACTCAACAGCTACGTATATTCAATAGTGCAACACAGGCTTTTGAATCAGTAGTCAATCAAGGAGGTATTGAATACCCCATGGTGGAATCTGTCGTTGGTGGATCTGCAAATGCTCCTGTCATTATCAAGTAAAATTAAACTATGGCAGCTTATCCTGAAAACACTGGTGGAATTATCTCTGCCATACAAGCCTGCATTGTTGCGGCAGGAGGAACATTGACACAAGAGTATCCAAAAAATACAGGTGGAATTATTTCTGCACTATTAACCTTACAATCAGCTATAGCTGGTGGTGGTGGTGGTGGTGGCGGCGGTAGCGTCGTTGTCGAGTTAGAAGCAAATACCGACCTAGGAATAGGTGATGCTGTTCGAGTTCTTTCAGACGGCAAAGTTGCTAAAGCTCACCAAGCCACAGATGGTAGAGGAGGAGCAACTGTTGCAGGCTTGGTTAAAGAAGATGTATCTGTTGGTGGAACAGCAAAAATCATAGTGGCAGGGCCTGTCGACGTGACAGGATGGGCTCAAACACCGACAGACTTGACAATAGGTGCTGCTTATTTTTTGAATGGCTTTGGAACACTGTCTACGACTCCACCCTCTGCTACAGACAATTACGTAACGTTCATAGGAGAAGCAGTGGAAACAAAGAAAATTATTTTAAATATTGACGTTCCTGTATTACTGAAGTAAATGGCAACACGCAAACCCATTGTTTACATTGACGGTTACCCAGGGGAACTAGATGTAACTAGTGATCGTTTAAATCTTCCTTTCATTTTCAGAGCAGGAACTGCTCCCACTGCAGAAGAAGCCGACATTTGGTATGACACAACTGCTGGCATTCTAAAAATGTGGAATGGTAGTGGTTGGGATAACATTGACACGAAAAATGCAGTATATGTTCAAGGTTCGGCTCCGGGTTCAGGAATGTCTCAAGGTGATTGGTGGTACAACACAACGACGACAGGCTTTAGTATGTATTTAGCTGGTTCTATAAATCAATGGACTACTGTAACTAGTGGTTCCGGAGGTGGAGGCGGCTCTATCAGTGATATCCTTGCCTACGGTTAATGGCTTCTTTTAAGAAATTTAATTTACCTTTTGGTAATACCAATTATCCAAGCAGTGGTGAGGTGACTATATACACTCAAACTGCCGCCCAATCTAGTGTCGTAGTAGGACTTTCTGTTTCTAATAAGACTGAATTTGATTTGCCTTGCGATGTTTGGATTCTTAAAGGTGGTGGATCTACAAAACATTACTTAGCTAAATCACGCAGAGTCCCAGCAGGTGAAACAGTTCAATTAATTGATAGTGGACAAAAATTGGTTTTAAGCGCTGATTCAAGTGTGAACGACGTTGTTAAAGTCAATGCTCCTACTCTTGATGGTGGATCTGCGACCACTTTTAGCTGTTGGTTATCTATTTACGAGGATGTTAACTCATGAGTCTCGATGCTATTACGCTTCTTAAGGAAGTTGAAACTCCAGGTATTATTGAATTTCCTGAACCGACTGGTAAAGTCGCTTATGGATTTAAATTTGACATTGCAACTGGAGCCTTTGATGTGGAACGCTTAGACGGCGATTCAGATTTTATTAAGCTCCAAGACGATAATATAATAAGTAATGACGACTATGTGCAAGTGGTTTGGTCTAACAAACTTCTAAACTTTAGTTGGCCCACGACCGCTGGCGTTTATCCAGGACATTTACAAGTTGAAATCGTATGAGCACCATTATTGATCTTGGTAAACTCCGCTTTTTATTTCGGGGCGTTTACAGCGCAGCCACTAACTACGAACTGAATGACGTAGTTACTTACGGTGGTAATGCATATGTCTACATCAACAGAATTGCTGGTGCAGGCACTGTACCTAGTACTACTAGTCATTGGTCTAGTATGGTCGATGGTCTGAGCGATCAGGTCGACTATGACAATGCAACCACTTACCATAAAAATGACTTAGTAAAAGTTAGTGGTCGTGTTTATAGAGCTTTACAGACAACCGTAGGAAATATACCTCCTAATGCAACTTATTGGGTTTTATTCTTAGACGCATTCAAATACAAAGGTGATTGGGATGCTGCAACTGCTTATAAAATCAATGATATTGTCGTTCAAAGCGGCTTAAGTTATATAGCAACTGCAAACTCAACCAACGAAGAGCCTCCTAATGCTTCTTATTGGACAGTATTTACTGAAGGATTCAAGGTAAAAGGTGTCTATGCAGGAGGTACAACATACCAGTTAAACGATCTTGTTGAGTCTGGTGGTAATGTTTGGAGATGCAAGGCGAAGACTGTAGGCAATGAGATGCCTAATGCAACTTATTGGGATTTATATATTCAAGCATTAAATCAAAGAGGTAATTGGACAACTACAACTGTTTATAAAAAAGATGATGTTGTTACTCATTTAGGTCAAACTTATAGATGTGCAACTAATCACACAGCAGGAGCTAGTTTCTTAACAGACTTTACTGGTAATAACTATTGGGTTAGATTTTCTAGTGGTCAGTATTATCGTGGTGGGTATGCTGATGCAACTCAATACTTTAAGAATGATTTGGTTACAACAGGTTCTGCACCAAACTTGAATTTATATATGAATATCAATGACCACTTATCAAACGGAGCCAATATTACCGATGGTACTGAAGTAGCTAATTGGCAGACAATTATTACTGGACAATTTACAACTAGTTCTATCTTTATTGCACAATCATATTTCTTTGGAACAATGAACTGATGCCTTTATTTAAGAAAGCTCAAAGAGCGGAACAGAAAAAATTAGAAATAATAGACAAAAGAACAGATAAGGCTAATACTCGTGCGATGAAACGAGCTAGGACAACTATGAGTAATCTACGTAAACGTGTAGAACGCAACGGAGACTTTGGCATCGGACCTTAAGCGTCTTACAGGAAGAGACATCAAGATTAAATAGCCTCTATACTAAAGTGACGAGGCAGTTCAACTGCCCACCTGTTTTATAGAGATCGTATGGCCTCGGGAGTAAAAGGTAGTTTAAAGCCGGCTGGTGGCGCACCGGATTTAACCAATGCCTACAAATTATTTGGTGCCTCTGCAACAACAACTGTGATAGTTTCTGCTTGTAATCAAGCGGCAACTCCAGATACTATTCGTATTGCAGTAGTTGATTCTGGAACAACAGCAACTTCAGGTGCAATCGACGCTAAGTATTACGTTGAATACGACTATTCATTGTCTGGTAATTCAGCAATGGAAAGAACTGGTATCACTGTTGAAAATACTGGTCGAGTAATTGTCGGTAGTGGATCGGGAAATGTTTCCTTCTCCGCTTACGGCATTGAAACTTGATAAGGAGCTGTCACTACAGGAGGTATAACTATGGGTAGAAAACTTTCTTTTGACGGCATAGCAGGAGCTGAAGCAGATTGGACTGCTAAAACTTCTGCCTATAACGCCGTTGTTGGTGATGCATTACTGCTGGATGCCTCTGGCGGTGCGTTCACTATCACTCTCCCGGCTGCTGCGGTCGAAGATGATTACATTGATTTTGCAGATGCAACAGGACATCTAAAAGATAACAATGTAACTCTTGCAAGAAACGGACTCAATATTATGGGTGCTGCGGAAGATTTGGTTGTTGATACTAAAAACATTGGATTTAGACTTACTTATTACAACGCTGCTCAAGGCTGGAGGGTAACTTAAATGGCAACTTTATCGAGCCTAGTAGGGGGATCAAGTGGTGGCTTTACTGATGGAGCTAGAAATACCACTGAAATGTGGAATGTTTGGAAGAGTGGAGGATACACATGGACTGTACCTACCAATTTTGATAATAGCGTTTCAGTAAAGGTTTACTGCTGGGGATGTGGTGGTAATTCTGGTCAGGACGACAGCTCAGGAAACTCCTACGGAGGAGGAGGTGGTGGACTAGCTATCAAAGAGGTAACTGGTTTATCTGCTGGAGATACAGTCGCTGTCACTATTGGAGAAGCTGGTCATCAGACTCATAACTCCAGAGGAGGAATTACTTCTTTTGGATCTCATTGCTCCGCAAACGGAGGCAATGATGGAGAGAACACTTCTACTCCTCCTAGTAACCCTAATTCCACTGGAGAAAATAGCAATCCTCAACAAAACGTAAACAGTGGTTATGGGCAAGGTGGTGTAGGAGTTGGAGGCGATATAAACAGAAGAGGTGGTCAAGGTGGTGTAGGAAGTAATAACCCAGGTTCAGGCGGTGGTGGTGGAGGTGCATCAGCTCCAAATCCACAAGGACATAAAGACGGATATAGAGGAGGTCATTGGGATAGTTACTCAGGAGGTAGTGGAGCTTCTATTAACTTCCCTGGTACAAGACCTTATACCTCTTACACTGGAGCTGCAGGTGCAGGTACAGCCCAAATGGGCTCTTCTAACAGATGGTCTGCTACTACTTACAGAGCACACGCAGGGCAAGGAGGAGCAGGCTTGAATGGTGCAGGAGGTCGTGGTGCTACTGCAAATACTTACAGCAACGCTTGGATGTGGGTTTGCCCAGCAGTTGATGGACATGGTACCGCAATATGGGGAGCTAACCACATCTTCTTAGGTGGTGGTGGTGGTGGTGCCGGTTGTTCTACTAAGCAATCGTCTGAAAGAGCAGGGAGTAACGGAGGTTGTGGCGGACCAGGAGCAGGTGGCGGTGCAGTCCATTCTTACGAGAGTTCCAACGACGTAGCGTGGTGGACAGGAGGAACTGGAGGAGTCCTTGGCGGCGGCGGCGGTGGCGGTCAATATTGTACTGGTGGATCAGGAGGTAATGCTGGCGGTGCTGGTGCTAGCGGTTACGACGGAAGAGTCGGAGGCAATCAACAAAGCGGTAGCAGTAGCGGAACCGATTGGTGGGGTTCTCAGAGAGGCGGCGATGGTCTCATCTTTATTCAATACAAAGTTACTTAAGGAGGTATGACTAATGGCTAAATGGGCTCTAATGGATGGGAACAATGTTCTAGACGTGTGGGATTCAAAGCCCACCGCCTTGGTTCATCCTGACATTTTGAAAGAATGTGTCACAGTACCAGCCACTGTGAAAGCGGGAGATGTTAAGGATCCAGCGAAGGGTACTTACGCAGCTCCTGTTAAACCAACACCGTCGGTACAACCTGACATCAGAAATTTCAATAAAACCGATTTCTTCAGATGTCTAACAGCAGCAGAAAGAACGAAATATAGAAATATTATCAAAACAGATGATGATCTGGCTGATTTTGACGATACGTTTAATTACTCACCGAAACAAATAGTTGATACTGAAGTACAAGCAGATTTGGATTCACTGGTATCAAAGTCAATCATTAGTTCTGCTACAAAAACAAAAATTGACAATCTTGGCAAGGTGGCGTAATGACACAGACTTCTTCTATTCTCTTAACATCTGGTGGTGGTGGTAGCGTTGGAACTATCACAGGCCCAAGAAATAAACTGGATCTGTTTGTAGGACCTAGCCCTGAAAGCGTAAAGGATTCTGGTAACTGGGGTAGTACTGCGGTATACACTTGGACCAAGCCTACCAATATAAAAGCTGATGTGCCTGTCAGAGTATATGTTTGGGGAGCTGGTGGTAACTCTGGATGTAACTCGCAGTCTTATGGAGGAGGTGCTGGAGGTTATGCCTACAAAGAAATAGCTGTAGCTTCGGTAGGGACAACAGAAACAATTACTTTAGGAATGCCGGCACAGGGTACATCTAGCTCGAGAGGAGCTGCTACTTCCTTTGGTTCTCATTGCTCTGCTAACGCAGGTAACGACGGAGCTAATACTAATAATCCTCCTAGTAACCCTAATTCCACTGGAGAAAATACAAATCCTCAAACAAATATAAACAGTGGTTATGGGCAAGGTGGTGTAGGAGTTGGAGGAGATATCAATAGAAGAGGTGGTCAAGGTGGCTACTCTCACTCATGCAACCCTGGAAGTGGCTCAGGTGCGGGTGGTGGAGGTGGTGTTGCACCTCAAATCACATTAGGCCATAAAGATGGTGGACGTGGTGGTTCTGGATATTCCAGCTACCAAAGTGGTAGTGGCGGATCTATACATTTTCACGGAGCTGTGCAATACGATAGTTGGAGTGGAGGTCCCGGTGGAGCAGGGACAGCGGGCGAGGGATGTGGACAAAGATGGGGAGACGAAAGGAGAAGACGTGCTGGACAAGGAGGTGCAGGATTATTCGGTGCCGGTGGAAGAGGAGCCGCAATGGATACGTACCAGAACAACGACCAAATGCACCCTGCCGGAGATGGTGGACGTGACGGAAAAGGTGGTGCTATTTGGGATCCTAATGGGATCATCCTCGGCGGTGGCGGAGGAGGAGGAGGAGTTAATACCTATATGAGCAGTGGACGAGCAAGCTCCCCTGCTGGAAATGGCGGCCCAGGTGCTGGCGGTGGTGGAAATCAAGGTTATAACTCGAGTAATAGTTCCCACGAAGGAATTGCTGGAAATGGCGGAGTTTTAGGTGGTGGTGGCGGTGCAAACCAATACATGTCTCCCGGTAATGGTGGAGCAGGTGCTGGCTCAGGATCTAGTGGATGGGATGGCGAGCAAAACATGAGGAGGGGTATAGGAGTTGGAGGAAGTGGTATGGTAGTTATTACATATGCCGTCGAGTAATTAATATAAATTAAAATATAAATAATTAATGATTTCCCATGGCTAATTACGCGATTATAGATAACGACGTTGTTACAGACGTGTGCGATGTCGATCCTAAAACTAGGTATCATCCTGACTTGGCTAAAGTATTTGTTTCTGTTCCTAGCAACGTAAAAAATGGCTGGATCAAAACAGGTACAAATACTTTCAAGGCTCCTACACCGATCACTCCTAATCCCAACCCAGCTCCTAGTGTAGGAAAAGTATCTGTTCATGATCAAAAAATCTGCAAAACAGAAGTCATGCTTGTTTTAACTAGAGCTGAAAGACAAGCATGGAAAGCCAAAATAGGCAGTGATACTTTGATAGATGCTATTGAAGAAGAGTGGGAGAGTAATAAAGAAACTTGGTTCTCGACTGTCAATGCAACCAATCCATATAAGACTGCCTTAGCAGATCTAAAAACAAAAGGTGTTATTAGTGATGCAGGAATTACTAAGTTAAAAAATAAATACTTTTTAGACAACGAAAATTTTTAATTTAAAAAGCAACATAAGAAGTTAATTGCTAAGGTTTGTAAAAAACCAATGGAAGAACTTGAAGTTTTTTGTAATAGAGAACAGAAATATGCTGTTGTTGACAATGCGGTACCACTAGATATCTTTGAAGATTTTCAAGGGTTTTTCATGTCTGGAAAACCTGAATGGACTATAAGCACTAAAACGGCTGGAGCGCCTGACTTGTATAAAAATAAAGAATATGGGAAAAATATACGTGTTTGTGAAGCTGACCGTGAATTAAATAACCTCCAAGGGAACATCATATTACTAGGTGATCCCTTGCAAAATATTTACTTTGGCGAAATGAATGAGGCATTCATAGCTCGCATTCATTTATATCATTCTCTGATGAAGTCTTTGTGCAATATCCTTAATCCTTTAGCTCTAATCAGAATTAAAATTAATGCAACTTTCAATAGTTCTAAAGTCGTCGAATTAGGCTATCACCAAGACAGGGTAGGTGATGGAGATGAATTTAATCATATGATGAATGCTTGTTTCTACGTCAATACTTGTGATGGTTATACACGCTTCCTAGATCGAAATGGAGACAAAGGAGACAAAGTTAAAAGCGTTGCTAATCGATTAGTCTATTTTCCTAATTCAGTTAAGCATGCAGGTACAACCACTAGTAATGCAAAGGCTAGATATGTAGTAAACATCAACTATGTTCCTAGGTTTAAATGTCCTTGTCATGAATTTTTAGGAAAAGAATTCATGCTAAATTAAAGATTAATAGACCTTATGATTACAGATGTCGACAATTTTACCTCCTATAGGATTGCCTTATTTTCCTGATGGGGTTCCAGGGGAGGGAAGAATGCCAAGTAGACCTAGGGGAGAAGATCAGTACGGCCCTGGAGATGAAATGCCTCCATACGAGCCTGGTCTGCCTCGTCCTAAGAAGCCTGGTCGACCAGACTATCCAGGAGAAGGAAGACCTAAGCCTCCTGAAATGGACGAAGTTGACATTTTCCTAAACAATGCATACCTAAGAAATTTAGATAGACAGATAGATGATGAAGGTAAAAAGTACTGGGGAGATGAAATTCGTAGCGGTAGAGCTACTAAAGACGATGTTATAGGCAATCTTCGTAGGTCAGACGAATATAGCGGCGTTGTGGAAAATTTCTTAACTGATGCTTACAGAAATAACCTAGGAAGAGAAGCTGATACTGAAGGCTTTGATTACTGGGCTAATGAGTTGAAGTCAGGAAAGATGGATCGAGATCAAGTTTATAGTGCGATCAAAGGATCTAAAGAAGCTGAAGAATACAGAAAGACAAGGCCACCAGAAGATGACATGGTTAGACCTATGCCTATACCTGACAGAGATCTGCCCCCAGTGAGCGACGAGAAGCCAAAGATAGATAAGCCAAGGATGGGGTCACCTACTGGAATTACAGCAGTCAAAGCAGCTTTAGAACGTGACAATGCAGACAGGAGTGATGAAGAAAAAGAAGGTCAAATGAGATCTGCAGCTTTGATAGGTAGAGTTCTAGGAGGAAGTGGATTACTTGGACGAGGCTAGCTTCTTTCGAATTCTCAGCTAATCTTTAAAGACACGATTTCTTAAGATGGCTGACAGCATGAACCCTCGACGTAGGGTAAGGAATAATCAGAATAGATCTGATTTTATGAGTTATTTATATGATTTATATAAAAGAAATAATGCTCCTATTCCTAAAAGAAATACGTATACAGGATTAGCCGAGACTTACGCTAAGCATGTAGGGATGCAAGAGATAGAACGTCAAGTAGATTTATGGCATGACGAAAAAACAAGAGATCAAATAAAAGCATCTAATATTGCTAGACCTGTTAGCCTTGAATACGATGAAGCTTAGACAATATCCTCCTGTCCCTGAAAGGATTCCTATTAGTAGTAATGATCAAAAAATTACTGCTGTTGTCTCAACAAGAGACTATCTTTTAAGATTAACATCACCCAAGGAAACTCCAAGGATTCCTTTAGAAGTCAGAAGAGAAGCGAGAACTTTATTAAGGCATTATCCTTTACCTACAGAAATGAAAGCAATAATGAAAGATTTCTATAGCAAGGAAAAGCAAACATCAGGCTAACGTACTGGCACAAGCCTCTTAAAACATTACATTTTGTATATAAAATAAGAAATGTTATTACAAAAACTTATTTCGTGCTAAAGACTCTTTATAGCGCTGCTGCTTTAACTTTAATAGCTGCTCCTGCTACTCTTGCAGGTCCTTATATAAACGCTGAAACTAACGGAAGTTGGACAGATAAAAAGTACACAAACGCCACAACAGACCTTCATATAGGTTATGCAGGTGCTAATGATACTGGTAAGGTCTCTTATTACGTACAAGGTGGTCCAGCATTCGTAGCTGTTAAGGACGAAGACACTGAAACTCGTCTTTCAGGAAAAGCTGGCGGAAGCATTGCAGTATCTGATTCTACAGATATCTACGGTGAAGTATCTTTCCTCACAGGTGAAGAAGAAGAAAACTTTGGTTCTGGTGGAAAGCTAGGCGTTAAGTACAGCTTCTAAATTATAGATTTTCACTAAAAACCGTTCATACTGTGCTAAGTATGGGCGGTTTTTATATGGAATTTACTCACCATGAATTTTTATATGGGAGAAAAATAGATCCAGATATTTGCGATGGATTGATTGAATATTTTGAAGAATTTCCTTTAGGAGAAACAAAGATTCCTACTCCAAGTGACGCTAAAGGTACTTGGATATGCTTAAAAAGAGAAGGGAGACTTGCTGGTCAAACTAGTCATGACAAATTAGAAAAATCGGGGAAACAATCGCTTGATTTAGGAGTACCATATTATGTTGCAGATAAAAGGATTCAAATTTTTAATAAAGAATTAAATAAAGTTTTAGACGATTATTGTCATAAATTTCCTAATTGCGAATTAGCTCATCAGCCATGGGGTAATGCACATTATGAAATGTTTAATATTCAAAAATATAAACCAAACGAAGGTTTTCGCAGGTGGCACTGTGAAAGGGCTTCAATGAATTCAAGAACAGTAACTCGTCACCTAACATGGATGACTTATTTAAATAATGTCCACAATGGAGGAGGAACGGAATGGGCTCATCAGAACTTAAAGCTTAAAGCACAAAAAGGGTTGACTGTTATATGGCCTGTGGACTGGACTTACACTCATCGTGGCATTGTTAGTCCTACTGAAACAAAATATATTGCGACTGGTTGGTTTAATTATTTACCTTCAGAAGAAACATATCAATCACCATTAAATCGTTTTAAAGATAAAAAAGGATATTTCTTTTCTAAAGACTTGTTTATACCTCAATAGTAGACGAGTGATGTCATAATACCTACTACAATAGGGAATGAATGTAATCTGTTAGAACCTTGAGATTCGCTGCAGGAGGCTTCGGTAATACGGAGGAAGATCAACGGGCTTTAGCGGCTTGGTTGTCAAGCAAACTGACTGGTGATCCGAATGCTTTTGCGGAGGACGTAGAAGGTATATTGGGAGGTTCAGCCTTGGAGGATGAAGGTATTCAACTTTTAGCTCATCACAACAATCCAAATTTAACTTCAGAAGGTAATGTTACAGCAGAAGGATTAACGAATGCAAGAGAAGCAAGTGGTGAGCCCTTTGGTGTTGGCTTTGGCGGTCCTTCAGGATCAGAATTAAAAGCTATTCAGGATGAATTAGACGCAGCAGAGGCAGTAGACGGAATATTGAATCCAGCAATACAAAGAATCCCAGTAATACCTTACGGAGCTCAAGCTGGAATGGCAGGAGATTTGATACCGCAAGCAGCAGGAGGGATGCAGAAAATGAATTTACCTTTTGAAGATGTACCTGTGCAAAATCCTTTGCTCCCTAGCATACCTCCAGGATACCAATACAATAACTACTAATGGATCCGAACAGCGGTATTGATCGAGTATTAAAAGCTGCCGACGACTGGGCAATGTCTGGTCGTAAAGGGCTCGCTGGTTCTTTAGGCTTGTTGAAAGTTGGATTAATAGCAGGAGACGAAGCTGCTAAAAGAGCTTTTAATGATATTGTTATCCTCGCTAAAGCAGGTGATGGAGCGGCTAAAAGTGTTGTTCGAAATGTATTGCTCTCTACTCAAGGAGAAGAAGCCTTTGTTCAAGCAGCTATTGACAACGTAGGGGAAGGAGAAATCAGACAAAGGTTAACTCAGCAAGGATATGATGCTGACGCTTTAGTCAATAAGCCACCAGCTTCTACTTTGAATGCTCCTGAGTCAACGAACGTAACTCCTACTGCTACTCCTCCTGACGAAGATTATGTGAATCCAGGTAGGACAAGAGATAGAAGTGAATCATATCGAATGCAAGAAGGTCTTAGAAAAGAAAGATTAAAAGAAAGAAACATAAGTCCACAAACTTTGCAAGGTGAAGTCTACAATTCGGTTATTAAAGAGTTACAAGGAGATCTTGGAGCAGCACCAGATAGTGTTTACAAGTTAAGCCCTGAACAACTTGCAGCTTTAGCAGAAGTTCAGCAGGCTTCACAAGCTGAAGAGGCTCAAATTTATGCTCAGCGAAGAGCAATGACTCCTGAGCAGGAAGCTGAATTAATGAAGAGAAGCATTAGCAATGCTCCTGGAGTTGCGGATCCATCTGTAACAATGGCTAAAGCTGATGATATAGCTCAGGCTCTAGATAAGGCTAAGCAAATGAGACCTCCAGTAATGGGTCGTTATAGAAAAGCTGCTTTATATGGAGGTGGTACGCTAGGAGCCTTGTTAGGACTTTATGGTGCAGGAGGTTTGGTTAATGCGAATCAGTACGAAAACAGAAAAGCCTAACATTAAGAAACAACATCAAAAACTTTTACGTCTTAATAAAAAGGCGGAGAAGTGCGTGACTCGTGACCAAGCACGCAAGATCCTTAAAAAAGCTCTCAAAGCACAAAACAAACTTCATGAACGAACTAGCTGACCCGTCAACACTTCAATTAGCTTTTCTATTTCCATTTCTACCTGTTATATCTGTATTCATCGTTAGCATTCTTATGCTGGGTGAATTACCTTTCAAGGACGACGATGACGACGATGACGATAGAGGTACATTAGTCCCTGCGTACTACCCAACTTAAAACGTCTACTATTAATGTAGATTAGAAAAATGAAATGGCTACTACGGCAGATAAGGAAACTCCAAAAGCGGAAGAGAAGAAGAGCATTTTTCAAAAGATCAAGGAGAAGGTAGACGATAAAGACGAACAGTTTGAGTACATCTCAGTCCTAGTGAGACTGGTAGTAGTTGCTTGGTCCGGGGCACTAGTGACCTTAAATTATTTGCCAGAGATTCCTGGGTTGACGTCAGGGGAAAAGCAGGATATAACTTTTCCGGCGTCTCTCCTAGCTTCTTCGCTTGCAAGTTTTGGCCTGGATAAGAGTGCTAAGAAGAAAGGTGATGGAACATATGACGCTAGTGGCGATGATAAGCCTCTAAGTAAAAAGGAGATGTTGGCCTTAATGAATACAGGGGGTGGTTTCCAGACAATTCGTGTAGAAACTCCGATTAAAATCTTAGGTGCAGATGTTGTTAACTCTTCTAAAAAATCATGACCTGCGAAAACCATTCACATGTCGATGCGTCTCAAGAGACTCGTCTTACAGTACAAGCTCTAAAGATCGAAAGACTGGAAGAGAAACAGGATGAGTTACGTGAACGGCTTAAGGCTGTAGAAAAATGGGTCATAGGTGCCGCAGCAGTATTAGCCGCTGGCGTTACTCTTATAGGGTTTGCAACTAACATCTCTAAGGCTTATTTATGAC